TGTGCCATCCGGGTTCTCGAAAACCATATCTATGGATCCCGATATTTTGACATCCTCGTCAAACACGATCCATTCAGTGCGGTAAGGAGTTAGTGGAAAATCTCGGCGAAAATTCTCGAAATATTGATATTCTTTGCTGTCATTTGCTACTTGCATGTCGTTGTAGAAACATTCAATATCATAATGCATTTTTGTACCGGATCCAGAGGCCTCCTTGCCGTTTTGTGCCCACAGTGCCTTTATTTCTTCGCGTGTCATTCCATAATATTTGTATTTAGGATCATTCCAATTCCTGCCTCGCATCATTCCGTCAATCACCGCGTCTGGATCGAAATGCGAGAAGTGTTGATGAATCCATGTTGTTACTGATGTATAGTCCTGTACTCCATCAACAGTATACGTATGCGGTCCTTCATCGAATGTGATGCGCGGATCCCTTGGATGAGCATTGATATGTAGCAATTTGTCTGGTGCATGTTGATTGTATTCCATAGTGTGATTTGAGTATATTACTTACAATAACTTTATTTATTTTATTCAATTTTTCGCGCCAAAATTATTCGACAATAACCAGAGTGGTTTGAATCTTTTTAATCACGAATTCTTTTATTTTTTTTATTTTGGATTCGACATTTTTTTCAATATCGTCGATTTTCTTCAAATATTCAAACAACGAATCATTTTCTTCGATTTCCGCCTTGTTTTCTTTTTGCCATTGAAAATACATGTTTTTTATTTTTTTACAGAGAACCTTGTACAATAGTTTCCAATCATTCGGTTCCATAGTTCTCCATTCAAATATATTTACATTGTTTGGAATATCGTCGTAAATATATACTTGACCCGGCTTTTGAATATAATTTTGCATCGGTATATTTGCAGCATCGATCGAATCCGCAATTGCCTTCTTCAATGAATCTACAATGTTATCATCAAAGAATATTTTCAAATGCTCTTTGTCTATTGCGATTTTGTGTATCCATTTACTGAAACGCGTGTTTATTGCAGGTTGATTATTCAAATATTCCAAAATACTTTTGCGCGTCTGATTCGATTGATTTGTCTGAATTTTGTCCATTTTTTTTTTCAATTGGTCAAATTTCACACTCAAATCTAGCAACATTTGAAACATGACTTGTTGTGATGGCAGTGTGGTTATTTGCATATCTCGCTCTTTTTGTGTAGAGTTCAAGTACCTACAGGAAATCATATGTCGGTCATATGCCTCTCTGCTATGTTTTATCGAATTGCAATAACTGCATATATATTTCGGAACAATAATTGGCATATAGAATACAATACTTTATAATCTTATACTATAATTTGTTCAATTTTATGAAACTCGTATTTAGAACAACTCCACAAAAATCAGTTCAAATTCCTGCTCCTCAACCTCCTGTTTTTTTTTCACCAAATTCGATGAAAACATCGAGTGACATACTAACACGTTTAAGCTTCAGTGGAAATATGATTGACCGTATAAAATCTAGCGGAGAACCATGCGGTAGTTGTGGAGGCAGATAATTATCTTTTTATTCTATAAAATGAGTCAGAATAACTATTTTGATAATAAAGATCTATTTTTGGGTCCTAAAGTGACACAATATGGAAGTCACATGGTCATGACTCAAGTGCAGAAAGAAACCAAAAAAAAATACTGGAATATAGACACGCAATTTAGAGACGATTATGATCCGTCTATGAATTATCTTATGCAATATACATTCAGTTTACCACAACCTATCAATGATGTGAAATCCATTTATGTTACGAATTTTGAGCTCCCCATAACATTTTACAACATATCGGAAGCTATTGGAAACAATGTGTTTAAAATCAAACATGGAACTGGTAGTAATCCGGTGATAAATTATCATTATATTGTTATTCCGGACGGTCAGTATGATTCTACCAATATAGCGAGTAAAATTAATGGACAAATGGCTGGAGAAGGACTCACATCCATTTCATTTTCAATTAATGCAAATGGAAAAGGCGTTTTTACATACACCGGTACATATATCATTGATTTTGCAGTCAAACCAAATTATCCAACTCCTAATCCAGCTACTTTTTCAACCAATACAGTAATAAATGATTTTGATAAATATGCTGTCAAATCGAATTTGGGTTGGTTGCTAGGTTTCCGCAATATAACATATTCAGTTGTTGGAACTGCGAGTTCTCTTATATCCGAAAATTTGGCCGATTTCAATCGCACACATTATTTGTATTTAGTGGCAGACGAATTTTCGTCGAATTCGCCCAGTTCTTTCATTTCGCCTTTTTCCACTTCCATTTTGAACAAAAATATTCTTGCCAAAATATCATTAGATCCAAAATTATATCCATTTGGTTCTCTTTTACCGGCAAATTATTCAAACGGTCATTTGCAAAGTGATAGGAGAACATATAGTGGAAAAACAAATTTACAAAGACTCAAGATACAACTTGTAAATGAATACGGTAGTCCAATCGATTTAAATGGCAGCGACTTTTCTTTTTGTATTGAAATCGAATACGAATAATTTCATCGGGATTCCATTATATGTTGCAGCAATATATAATGGTCGCAGCAAGTATTTTACCAGTAGCTATTCATAAAGGACAACTCTTTTTTCTTTTTGGAAAAGAGAACCAAATGGAAGATAGTGCAAAAGGGTTCTCGGATTTTGGTGGCGGTGTTGAAAAAGGCGAATCTATCTTGGAAACTGCTTACCGTGAAGGTAGTGAAGAACTTTGCGGTTTTTTAGGGGACGCTTCGTCTATTCGCAAATTGATGAATGGCTGTTTTTTGAAACATTCGCATAATGATTATCATATTCACATTTTTCCAATGAAATACGATGAGAACCTCCCCTTTTATTATACCAACAATCATAATTTTGTATGGAATCGTATTGATAAAAACATTTTGAATGAGAGTAAAATATTTGAAAAACAAGAAATTAAATGGTTCTCCGTTGCAGAGCTTGCAAGTAAGCGGAATGAATTTCGCGGATTTTATAAAGAAATTGTCGATGAAATCCGCGCTCGTGTGCCTGAAATTCGTAAATTCATTTCACGAAATACAAGAACACATAAAAAGTACAGTAAAAAAAACAAAACAAGACGTACAGGCATTTTTAGTTTATCTGTTGTAAAAGGAGGATGAGGTGGAAACGGAAATTTGCCGAAAGTAATACACTAATTTATGTTCATTTCATATATAATTTACGGGTACATTACACTGGAATGCCAACAGGAATTATTTAATTGAATATTTATCTTGTTTAATACGTGTAGTCCGTGTTATAAGAATATATCGATAATATATATTCTTATGTCTTGGAAAACTTTTGGAGGAATAAATCAAATAAAAACGGCAAATGTAAATACAAAATCAATTGCGACTGACGACATTATATTGAGAAAAGCTTATGCCGGAGATTTCGTAATAAATGGTTCGATTATTGTTTATAAAGATGCCGAAATTAGCGGGAATATGGTTGTCAGGGAACATTCGTCTTTGAACGATGTTTGTATGAATTCAATAGTTGTTAATAATACAGCGGTATTCAATGGTAATGTGAATTTGACCGGTTCTATTTCTGGAAATAATATTATTACATCGAACTTTCAGAGTACAGGAAATGCCATATTTAATTCAAATGTTTATTATAATAATCATTATTTATTTGGAAATGCAAATGGTATTGGAATAGATAATTCGAATCCACTCGCTACTCTCGACATTTGTTCGAATCTTGTCGCAGGATTGAATATTCATACATCCAATAGTACCAACAAAAATATTTTGGCTTCCAATCTCTATAACAGAGGTGTCGTTATTGGCGCGTCTGGTTCTCAAAATACGAGCATTGATTTTTTCACAAACATGGATATCAGTAACGCAAGTAAAGGCGATTCTTATATTCATTGTTCTGCAAGTGGTTCCGGTACAACAGCAACAGGTACAATGACATTGAAAACGCCAACGGATACCAAAATATTGTCAAATATTGTTGTTTCAGGGAATCAAAAAAATCAGCAGACAGAACATTTGACAAATGAAACTTTGGCTCTTTATGATAATCTGGATATGGATCCTTCTGGTCAATATTATTTTTCCAATGTCTACAATAGAACTTCTCGAACAATAGATTATACTGTATTGGGAAAAAGCGCGGCCTTTATTTCGTCCGATTCATCAATGAATTCTACGACTCAAATATCGTTGACAAATCAAAATAATCGTGGCGGATTTATTGTCGGTGGCGTATATCCATTAACAGAGAATCCTTTGATAAAACATTCCATGATTTCTTATGGAATAAGCGATCAGTCTGGAAATCATATACCTACAGAAACAATTGTTGAAGGTTCTCCTACCAATACCAAATATTTGGCGACGACTGGAATAAATACATATATGCCTAGAACCAACAATTATGTACTCGATATAAATGGGCCGGTAATGATAGATAATGGCGATATTGTCAATGTGAAAAATACGAATTACGAAATTCTGGAAATAAAACATGCAATTGACCCTAATTATTCGAATTGTCTTATGGCTATTGGTGCATCCATCGACCTTTCCGGTAATTACAAAGATCGAACAGGCAAAACTGAATTTCGGTATGCTGTTTTATCTTCAACTGATAGTGGAGCTACATGGAATTCTACCATTTTACATCCATTCACCGATTTTCCTGATAAACCAAATTCAGTTTTACAAGGCAATATTATAAATCATGTTGAAATTTATGACGCTAGTTATGCATTCATTACTGGTAATGATAATATGATTATTTATACTTGGAATGGTGGAAAAACATGGCAAAATATCGGAACTTCTGGTTCAAAAAATGGAGACGATTACAACACAATATGTCTGCAGAAAAAAGTAAATTCTTTCGGTATATTTTTTTCGATGGATTCAATTGAAAGTAAAATTTCGAAATTTGCAACATTCGATGTGAGTTTTGTCGAAATAACTAATGGTGATTATATTACCAAAAGAATTAGTATTTATAATAGTCCCATATATATAAATTCAATTGGATTGGGTAGTCAAAAACTCTATATAGCAGGCGATCAAATTATTATGTACAACTTGAATAATTTATCTGTTGTATACAAATCTTTTGGCACTATATCTGCGGGTGATACCAATTATTTTTGGTCCAAAATTCAAGTATATAATGACAATTATGCTGTTGGTATTGCGTCTGGCATTTTTAATGGTTCTGATGGTATTTTGAATAATTTGAAACTTCAAATCAGCATGGTTTCTGTAATTAAAAATGAATACATGTATAATTGGAATTCTTATGATTCTGGTTTATTTGTTACTACTATTCAATATGGCGAAGATGATACTAATAGTCCGATTATTTTTAAGTATCCAATGGAATGCATAATAAAAGATATTTACATAAATGATTTATCAAATGCTTTGGTTATTGGGAATGCTCGCATGATTGATGAACAAGGTGGTGCCTTGAGTAATCATGCAATTGGCAGTTTTATTTTACTTTCTTCAAATGCCTACAGTAGTAATATTAATAACGATATGTCTTGGAATGATATGCCCGTAAATTTACTCAATGCTTCAGGTAAAATGAATTTACTTGTTAGTCCAAACGTAACTCTAAATAATATTACTATTCCAAATCCAAATACCATATTTTTTTCTTGCACAACTGCGCCTTCGGTTATAGATACTCAAGATTTGAGTAATTCGTATTATTCAGCCATTGGCTCAAGTACATTGTACAGCTGTTTTACTCCAAATTATTTGAATTATGCCAACAATCGTGTTATGGATATATGTGGAAACGTCTCGATTTATGGTGCACTTTATGCAAATTCGATCAAATGTAACGGGGCAGTTGATACCACCTCTGATTATCGTATTAAAACGGATGTTTTACCTTTGCCTACATATAATGAATTTGCATTAGACAAATTACGACCTGTTCAATATACCAACACGTTGAATGGAAAATGTGAATGGGGTTTCATTGCCCATGAATTGCAAGAACATTTGCCCGAATTGGTTCAAGGTAAAAAAGATGGCGAAAATTATCAATCTATCAATTATAATGGACTCATTGCTCTGTTAGTGAAAGAAATTCAGGTTCTCAAAGAAGAAATTCGAGATTTGAAAAATTAAAAGATAAATATTCAAGAATTATAATTTATTTCCTCTCGCTTTTCTAAACATATTCGTGTCTCTTATTACGACATTTGAAATCGGTTTTTCAGAATGCATATTTTCGCATATAGTTGTCGCACATTTACATATTGTTTTAGTACATTGGCACACACGAGTTGTATGTTGAGTAGGATGAAATGTGCAAACTGTTGGATCATTTACTTTGTTTAATACGACCGTAGGTGCAGGTTTGGAAAAAGTATTGAGAACCCGGTTTGGTCTTGTAGAAGTATTTTTGCATAAAATAAAAGTAGGACAATTGGCGATTTTCCTATCCATATTCAACACTGAAATTGTAGATGGTGGAATCAATCGGCTATATCTCAATTTGCTATTTGGCACGGTGGTTTCAATTGCATACTTTTCAAACCTTGTGTAATCATTTTCATCTAGAACTTTTGATAGGTTCTCGCTTTGGTTTGAGAGAACATGCTGGGTTTTTTTATATTGTATATAATCACTTTGTGACATATTATATACAATATTGCGTGAAAATATTTTGTTTCATTTTGGCAAGTGCTTTTTGTGCATATTACCAACATAATATGTTTATTTGTTTGCACCTGAACTGCCACTCCTATACAATTGTTCACATATGAACGAGAATGACCAATTACTACCATTCAAATCCAGGAAATCGCCGCGATCATTCATCAATTGAATCGACATTTTGCGAATATTCACCGGGCCGAAATAAAGACGTTCTTGCATTTGCAAACCGCCACCATATTCAATGAAATAGGTACCATTTGTTCCCGGTTTTATAGGTACATATGCAAACAGATCTTTTATATATGGTCCTGCAGAGTATATCGGTGTAGTTGCGTTTCTAGATGCATTTGCTTGATTGATTGCATATATTTGATTTGCGGTTAAATTGGATTGTGCGTCCGATTGATTAACTAGTGTGTTTGTTACTGGATCGCAAATTTTATTGGACGAAGCTGCGTATCCCGGTGGTCTCAATGATGTTTGCGATCTTGTAATGGTGACAAGTCCATCGTTGATATGATTCTGGTTGTAATCATCTAGTGAAATTACGAAATAATTGTACAAACTTGTGGTAAGTGTTGTATCTGCGCTTAATTTAATAGTGGTATTTGTCAATAATGCATTATTTGAATCACTGTATATTCGCGTGCATTGATATATGCTATTGAAAGAATTCAAGTAATATTTATTATAAGGAGGATCTGCTTGAGTTCTCTGATTTTCAACTGTTAATTCGTAGCTTGTATAATCGCGATATCCAAGAATCCACCCGATAGTTGTATCCCATGTCACTCCTTGTATACCACCTTGTATATGTGAATTGCAAGATACGAAACTGAATGGGTCGAAAAACACAATATTGTAATCGGCTGATGTATAAATACGATTCATATTTAATAAAAGTTGCGTATATTGCGTATTTGTAATTGTATTCAACACTACACTAATGTTGGAACCATATGTATATGGATTTGCATTTAGTTTCGAATTTATAGTGATACATAAATCATCTATTGTGTAATTACCAACAGGTATTGTTATTTGCACATTGTTTGATCCTGAAGCTGTGTATGCGCCTCCTAACGAATCATAATTTGCGTTGATTGATATTATATTATTCGCATTTGTTATGTTGATTTGATTTTGATTCACTGTTTTTGAACCAGTAATCAAAGAATAAGGTAATTTTACACCGCTCGAATTGAATGTATAATCATATAAATTATATGATGCGTTTATTCCCAGAATATACCAAGGATTTCTAGGTACTTGGGTTTGAGGAAAAAAAGAGATGATGTAATTTGATTCGTCTAATTTGTAATTTATTTTTATCGTCAATGATCCTGTCACTGTATTTGTGTTTATATCTGCATCATATGTTATAAATGATTGGGAATACGGGGATTGTATATCATCTATTTCCGTGTTTTGTATTATTTTACTTGTAATTGCGTTTTGAATTGCTGCCAATAATTGCGTATAATTTGGATAAATGGTTTGTGTAAGATATATTTGTTGCGGTGGTTCATTTTCATTTGTAGAACCACGATTTGGCAAAATTGTCATTATGTAAGATGAATCTAGAATGTATCCGGCATAAGATATGGGAAATGAGAAATTGAATGTGTTTGTATTTTCAAGTGGAAAATTTCCACTAAAGTCTGAACCTTGTAAACTATGCGTTGGTATAATATTCAATGTACTGCACAAAATGGATGTTTGGTCATAATTGACCATGTAATTTTTTTCAGTAAACGTTTTGAAAAAATCCATTGTGCAGTTTATAATTGAATTTGTAATTGAAAATCCGCTATCTGAATTTATAGTGACTGATTTGGATATTTGCTGTAATGAATTATTCAATTGTTGGATATATTGATTGAGTGTATAATTACCGAGAGGTATATTGAAACTGAAATCGTTTCCTGGATTTACCATATAACTCGGTGTATAACAATGGTAGGTTACATATGCGTTTTCAGTATTGAAATTCGATTGAACAATCGGCAATTCACTTGTAATTACCGAAAAATCGTTTGTTGTATTATTGAAATAAAAACAAGAATCAGATATTGCTGTCCACACAGTATAGTTTTCGTATTTTGTAGGATCTTCTGTTGGAAAAATAACTGATATTTTTGAATTTGGTTGGTACATTACTTTGTCTCTGTCAAACACCAAGTTCAATTTGAAACATGTATAATTTGCATTTATGACCAATCCTGAAATGTCATATTGGGATATTTGCGAATCGGATGTAAATATTTTCGCATTTTGTATGGCTTGATTTACCATCGTAATAATATCGGTTCTCGAATATGAATAATTTGTTGTGCTACTAGTTGCTGAAACCACTGGATTTCCTGTATTATATATTGTATCATATAATGTGATGGTATATGTGTTTACAATCGTAGATTTCGAATTGTTTGACGGACCTATATATTGGACAACTGTAAAATAATTATTGGATGCATCGAATTTATATGTTTTTTTACTTGAATTTGCATTGACAATAGCTGTCCTATATTTAGTTTGACTCGATAAAATATAATTCGGTGAATATGTTTCGTAATTGAATCCAAAATAACATGGAATACTTGTATTGCGAGTTACATCCGTTAATGGTGCTGTATTTCCATTTTGGTCTATGTATTTAACAGACGGTGTAAATGACGGAAATTTCAATGTATAATATGATTCTGTGTATGTTTTTTGTATATCTGCTGAAATTGTCGTAATACTTTTTACCGGATCGTAATCCACTGTCGTATTATTGAAACTTGTATCTGGGTATTTATTTGACAATGCTTTTATACTTACTTTCAATGCTGCTACTATTGTGTCAGATGTATAATTTCCTACTGGAATTTCTATTTTATAATCATGTAGTCCATTATTAATTCCATCTTTTTGTCCTTTCAAATAAAAAAAATTGCTCCCATAACTTTTACTGATTGTCCACCATGTATATGGTATTTGTATTGAATATAATTTCAATGAAACCACATCACGCAACGGTTCCGATAAATCAAATGAGAAATTGTTTGTGTTTGGATAAATCGAAACATCTCTGTATTGACTGTCTATACATATAATGCGTTTTATTGATTGTTTTAATAATGGATTCAATCTCAAATTATCTGGTACATAATCTGCATTCGTTGTCAAAAGTGATTTTGTTTTTGTACTCTCTTTTTTGTCATCTTTTTTGTCGTCTTTTTTGTCATCTTTTGTTTCGTCTTTTGTTTCATTTTTTCCCGCAGCAGCGGTAGGGGTTGCAATTGTTGCATCAAAACCTTCGACAATTTCTTCTTCTTCTTCATCTTCATTGTTTTGAAAAAAATGGTCGTAAATGTCTTCAAAAAAATTGCGTAATTTTTCGCCATCTTCATTCTGTATATTCGTGTATTTACGAATCAAATGCATTATTTTTGCTTCTAGTTCTCTATCCGTAGGGTTTGTAATGTCTAATATATCATACAATTGTTTGTCTGTATATTTCGATATTTCATATATATCATTCGTTTCCATCATCTATTATAATAACATATTTATTACATTTATTTTATACGCATTTATATAGATTTATTCATTCTATCGCGTATCATGTTTTCTACAAATTCAACTAAATTTATCACATTCCTACATCGCCATATTATGATTGACGGAAACGAACTAATTCCTTGACTTCTTTTCATATGATGATTTCCTTTGAAACACAAATTATCCAATGCCTTCATTACACTTTCTTCGTATTCTGTCATGTCTTTGCGGCTTATCCTGTATTTTCCCAAATATACGAAACGGTTGTAATAACTATGCATCTCTTTATAGACAAAATATTTTTCTATATTTGGTCTATTTCTCACTGCACCAACCGCCATTATTTCGTTTGTATCATTATTCATCTCTAAAACAAGCAAATTCCTTTCCAATGGTATTGTTTTTGTTACTGGAAATGGACAACAATACATGGCTGAACCATTTGGCAATCTTTGTTCTCTGTATTTTTCGCTTTCTTTTCTCGTTTCTTCGTTGAATATTGTTACCATGAGATGCGATTTCATTGTCTTGCAATAGTTAACAGCATCTTTCGTTTCTTGTATTTTTTGCTTTTTTTTCCATATTTCTTCCGGTGTCTTTGTTTTTTTTTGTATTGTATTATCCATTTTTGATGTTATATTGCAATTTTTACAGGTTCTCTTTTTCAATTTTTTATTTGTAATGGTGTTGATGGTGTAAAAAATTGATTTTAATAATTGTTATTTTTATTATATTACATCAATGACTATACAAACAAAAAAATTGGAATTATGTATTCCACGCATCTCTATAAATATTAGCAAAGACACTATATTCAAAACATTTTGCAGTCTTAAACTCGGATATATTGAACGTATTTCAGAAATTCCTTTGAAATCAAATCCACTTTTTAAACGTATCATCATTCGAATCAAATCGAATCCTTCTACCAATCAAGCAAAATGTATTCATCAACGTATATTGAATTCAGAACCCGTTTTCATAGTGTATGATATGCCGTGGTATTGGAAGATAGTTTTGAATCAAGTACCTACAGGTATTATTCCGCCACCAGCGTACGTGCCTTTGTCGTTGTCACCTTTGTCTTAATAGTATTTAATATATTGAATAAATGGGGTTAAATATATAATAAAGAAAAATATATGTTACATTTTTATTTCGATTTATCTTTATTGAAAAATGAGATTGAAAATATTCACGAAAATGACATTGTATGTTACATTTCAGGGAAAAGAGAACATACGATTATGAATGAAGATACGGAAACTATTCTTTGCAAATTCAGAAATGAAAATGTTGATATATTATTCGGCGATGATTCCGAAAGTTTCATTGGTTTGAAACGCGCTATTCTGAAACATGACCATTTGGATAAATCATGTAGAGTGGGATTGGACATTAATAAAACCATTTTCTTCAATATGCATCTGGTTAATTGGAAAGATATTTGGATAAAATCTGGGCAAATTTACAACCGGATTTTGGAAGAAACTCCGGCCATTGTCAATTTCAATTTTGGTTCTTGGAAAACAAATCAGCAGGAAAATATCATACCTATTATTTCGGAAAAAATGGAAAAATCGATGAATACACATTTGCCATTATCCATTAATAAATATGCGCCTTGTTACAATCCTTTAATACAAAATGAACCGTCTTTCCAACATACTTCAGAAACACGTAATGTTCTTTCTAACATTGATAAAATTTTTTACATCAATTTGGATAAGAGAACGGATCGACGACAAGATATAGAATACGAATTGCAAAGATTTGGACTCATGGATCATGGCACTGTTGAAAGATTTCCTGCAATAAGTACGCCTGGGAGGGGCATTGTTGGATGCACTTATTCGCATTTGGCGGTCTATAAATTGGCAAAAGAACGTGGATACAAAAACGTTCTCATTTTTGAAGACGATTTCGTATTTTTATCTACAAAAAAAGATTTTTACGAAAACATGTGCAAATTATTCCATGTCGATTTCGATGTTTGTATGTTGGCATACCACAATACTCGTGACGCAGTACCAACAGAATATGATTTCTTGATGAGAACCGTGGAGGCGCAAACCGGTTCAGGATACATCGTCAATTCATCTATTTACGATAGGCTTATTCAATTGTTTGAATGGGCCGCGCCTTTATTAGACGAAACGGACCGTCATTGGATATATGCAAATGATCAAGTATGGAAATGTTTGCAATGCGAAGATGATGTAAAATGGTATTGTTTCAAAGAACGTATTGGCAAACAACAAGATGGATACAGTGATAATTCGGAAAAATTCATGGAGTTATTTGAAAATTAGACACAACACAATTTTATTTATACAATTTTATTTATATAAAAGATAATCTTTTATTATAATATTATAATATTATTATGATTCATTATATCGATAAAAATCCGTTTATTCCATTATTGGAAACATTTTTTTTGAAGGAATATAATTATTGTGGTTCTCTTGATAAATTGCACACAATTTTGGATACATTGCCAAGAGAAAAAAAAGAAGAGTGTATTAAAATTTATACGATTGGAAAAGACGACCGTAGAAATATGTTTATTCGCAACTTTCATCAGATGGTGGATGAATCTGATGAATTCGTGAAAATATACCATGCATTTATGCGGAAACATGTGGAGCCTCTTTTTGACGGTGATAAAATTGTCATTCAAAAAACGCCAAATATTCGATTCAGTTTCCCCGAATCTGCTGCGATTGGAAAACATGTCGACGAAAAAAAAGATATTATTGGGTATCATTGTGATTCCGATTTTGGGCATCATTTTACCGAAATGAATTTCATTGTGCCTGTGACGAAAATGTTTGGTACAAACAGTGTATATTATGAACCTTTTGTTGGGTCTGATTTGTCTGTTTGCAATTATGATAACTTGGTTCTCTCTCCTCTGCAATTTTTTCAAGGATATTTGAATAAACAACGGCATTACAACAAATTGAATTTGACGAATAAAACACGCATAAGTTTCGATTTACGCGTGATTCCTTACAAGAAATATATGGAACATTTGAGCGATTTCCAAGGTACCAAGTTCGAACTCGGAAAATATTATATTGTTTTGTAGGTACTTTTTGTTTTGTTTTTATTTTTTGATTTTTTAGTTTTTCTTTTACTACCACGTGCTTTATAGCGACCGCGACCACGACTTCGTGTAGGTGGTCTAGGTTCACGTTCACGTGAACGAGAACGGTCTCTAGATGTAGTTTCACGAACACGTGAACGAGAACGGTCTGAAATACTTCGTGTAGCACCATCTTCATCTGGTTTTTTTCTTGATTCAAAAATTTCAGCAAATCTACTAGATTTTAATCTAACAGTTTCCATAAATGTTCCATGAATATATCTAATTGTACGATCAAAATCAATAATATATTTTTCGTATATATCTACAAGACTTTCTATACTACATATACTTCTATTTCTCTCTAAAAATTTTACGGTTTCTTCATTATTGTATGATT